TTGACGTGCCTGCTGCCCTAGCGGCCGAGCAGCGCAGGTCTGCCAGCCGCCAGTCTCTGCCGCTGCCTCCTATTCCTCCGGCTGTGGCACCTCCCCGAACAGCCGGGGATAGCGCAGAGGCTGGCCCCCCTCGTGTATTTCCGGGCGAGACTGCCGGCGATGCCGTGCCGCCGCGCATTGGCTCCGTGCTGCCCGCCGACAATCCTTGGGTGTCCGAGGCCATCAAACTGGCGGAGAAGTATAACCTGCCGCGCGACGTGTTCCTGTCGCTGGTCTACCAGGAGAGCAAATTCAACCCGGAGGCCCGCAGCCGCCGGGGCGCCTATGGCTTGGCGCAGTTGATGCCCGGCACGGCAGCGGATTTGCGTGCTGACCGCTATGATCCAGCGCAAAACCTTGATGCTGGCGCGCGGTATCTGCGCCAGCAGATTGACCGCTTTGGCAGCCTGCCGCTGGCCCTGGCCGCCTACAATGCCGGGCCCAACAGGGTTGCCCAGGCCGGCAATCAGATCCCCCGGATTACTGAAACGCAAGATTACGTTAAGAATATCATGAGGCGTGCTGGCGTTGAGGGCTACGCCGAGGGCGGCCGCGTGCGCGAGAGCCTGATTGACATGGAGGACCGCTACGCCGACGCGCCGACAATCCGCTCTGCTGATGAGGAGTATGATCGGCGCCTGCTGGAGCGGGATCCGCTGATGACCCCAGCCTCGCGCCTGGGCGTTGCTGGCGTGCCGGTGCCGCGCGGTGGTCGCGAGATGTACCCAGGCAATGCCGTGTCGCCATTTGAAGCGGCGGCAAGCTTGATCCCCCGGCCGGAGGATGTGCAGCGCGGCATGCTGAGCGCCATGGCAGGGATTGAGATCCCCGAGGGCGGCCGGATTGTGCAGACGACTGACACCCGCAGCGGCTACGCTATTGAGATGCCAGACGGGCGCCTGATTGATCCTGAAGGCCTCCAAGGCCGTGATGTGCGAGACTTTGCGCCGACCACGCGCCGGTCTGCTGTGCTGCCTGTTGGCCAGGATGTGGACACGGGCGAGACATCTCTGGCGGTGCCTGGGGCGCTGGATTTGCTGCCCATGGCTGGGGTGCAGGGTGGCCCGGCGCAGACGCTGGGTGCGGGTCGTGGTCGCCGGCCGCCGAGGATCAACTACGAAGTGCCAGAGGTTGATTTTGAGCCAAACCCCCGCGCTGTCATTGGGGCTAACAAGCCGCCAACTGGTAGAGGAGTTTTGATGGCTGCTGGCGCGGCGCGTTCCGGCAAACCAGCTACTGGCGGATTGCGTGAAGCCATTCCGGTTCCTGACGTTCCTGGCGCAGCGCCTGACAGAAGCCCTGGCACGGTAATCCGACACGCGCCGGCAAGAGGTGAAAGCGCACGCTTTGCCGAGTTCCAAGGGCGGCTTGATAACGAGCCAGACCTTTTGAATGACATCATGGCTACGGCTCGCGAAGGCGAAGATATTGGCCGCGCTTGGTACAACACCGAGGCCACGCGGCAGCGGTTTATTGACGAGCTTGGTGAAAAAGCAGGCCATGATGCGTGGCTTGAATTTATGTATCGCATAGGTGGCGCCAGCCCTGGCAATGCTGTGTATCCCAATATTCGGCAGGCATCTTACTATTTTGCTGAGCCTGCTGAGTCGCGCGTTGCGCGCCAAGCAGAGTTTGAGGCAACAGGAAAATACCCGCGGCCGCCAGAACCTTACGGCAGTTTGACGCAACAGTATCAAGGGGTTTTGAGTAACCTTATTGATCGCGGTGAGTTCCTTCAAAATATTGAACCAACGCGAGCGCCAAAGCCTCGTGGGTTTGCCAACAGCCTGCTTGGCAACCCTGAGAACATCGCGGCCGACAAGCACTTCATGCGCTTCATTGGCATGGCGTCTAATGACCCTCGCTTCCTGCATGGCAGCGCTGTAATCAGCCAAGAGCTTGCATCTGAAATTGCTGAACGCTTCCCAGAGATCGCGCGTGATAACATCAAGACCCGCAAGGTAAAGGATGCAACCGGCAAGGAAGTAATGCAGACGAGCTTTAATGCGGCTCGTGCTGTGCGGGAGGCTGGCGGTGCAGAAGGTGAGTTGTTCCAGTTCATTCGCAACCGCCCCACAGTTTGGGACGAGGTGCCGCGCGACAATGAGTATGGCGCCTATGAGCGGCTTGCGCTGGATATCGCTAATCGCATGGGCATGACGCCGGCGCAGTTGCAGGCAAGCTTGTGGATGGGCGCAGCAAAGCGCACTGGCGTGCGTGAAAGCAGCCTTGATACGTTTGACAACATCTTCAACCGGGTTGTTGAGGATCGTGCTGCTGAGCGTGGTTTGACGCCTGAAGAAGTGTTCCGCCGTTTTGCTAACAGGCAACAGCCGCTTGTTGTCCCTGGGCTTTTGGGTGCTGGCGCTGCTGCTGGCCTTGAGGGTGAATGATATGGCCGCCAAGTCCCTCCGTGATCTGAACCAGAAGTATCGAGGCAAGCCCAAGAAGTATGCCGAGGGCGGCCGCGCCCGCCGCCCGGCTGCTGCGCCTGTGCCTCGGCCTTCTGACGAGGATTACCTCAGCATTCTGGCTAATCGTGCTGTTGGTGCTGGCGAGCCTGTTACTGAGTTGCGTTCTGCGGAAGGCCGCGGGTTTGCGCCGATGCCGCGCTCATTTGGCGAGGCTGGCCAGCGCATGAGCGCTGTAGTGCGCGGCGATGTTGAGCCAACGCCGGAGGAAGAGCGGCAGATCAATGTGGTGCGTGGCTTTGCTGAGGGGCCTGCCAGCATCCGCGCCTACCATGGCAGCCCATATCGTTTTGATCGTTTTGACATCAGCAAGATTGGCACGGGTGAGGGTAATCAAACTTATGGGCGCGGGCTTTACTTTGCTGAATTAGAACGTATTGCACAAGCATATAGAGATAGTTTAGCGCACAAAGGCATGATTGATTTAGAGTATGAAGCAAACCGTATTGGCTTGCCAATAAGTAGGCAAAGTCAAATAGAAATTAGGCGCATGGGAAAAGCTTTAGAGCATGACCCAGAAACAGCAGCTTACTTTGCTCAAGCTGGAAATGCTGAACTCCGCGCTTTTGATAGAGCAAAAATAGCTGAATTAATAAAATCTTATCGAGATTCATCTCGTGGCCACATGTACGAAGTTAACCTTCGCACTGAGCCTGAAAATTTGCTCAGCTTGGATGCGCCAATTGCAGCGCAAGCCAGGAATATTAGAGATGAATTAAAAGCAGCGGGCATCTTGAAAGCATACAGAGAAAATCTTTCTGATTTTACCTCTCCCATGCAGACGAGAAATAGAACTCCTCGCGGGGAAAACATTATGTCTTTCCTTGAGTATTCTAAGGGAAGCCCCGAGGCCGCAGCCAGCGCCCTTTCTGATATTGGCATTCCTGGCTTGCGTTATCTGGATGAAGGCTCACGCGCTGCAGGGCGCGGCACGCATAACTACGTCATGTTTGGCGATGATCTGATTGACATCACGCGCCGCTACGCCAAGGGCGGCCTTGCTGAGTTGGATCAGAAGTATGCCGATGGCGGCATGGTGCGTGAGCCTGCAACTGCGTATGACCCGGATGAGATTGACCGGATTGTGCAGGAGTTTGCCGAGGGCGGCGAGGTAGAGGCGCCGGCAAAAACTTACATTGGCGGCCAGGAGCATAAGCTTGCTTACATTACGGATCGGGAGGCTGCGCTGCTGAAGGCGCGCGGTGGTTCCGGCCGCATGACCAAGCACGGCATCCGGGCGTATGATGAGGGGCCTGGAGAAGGGCCGGGCAGCGACAACGCAAACTCTATGTCTGAAGCTGCCACTCAGGATGCTGTTGGCGGCAACCAAGGCCAAGGCGCTGGCCCTACGGGTGCTGGCGCTGGCGGTGGCCCTCCAGGGGCCCCTGACTCTAACCCAAATCAAAGCATGTCAAGCGAAGACCCAGAAGGCACGCAGGCCGCCGCCAATATGCAAACAGCGGTTGATGCTAGAGAGGCCGGCCGGGGCTATGGCATTGCCGATACGGGCGGCGTGGCGCCGACTGGCTTCAATGCTGCGCCGGGTATTGCTGAAGCAATTGGCGCCTTGGGGCGCGGCGAAATCGGTTTTGGGCAAGCCTTGGGGTATGGCGTCCAGAGCGCGATATCACCGCCGGGCGTGCAGATGGGCGTCAATGTTGATGAGATTGGCAACCAGACGCCAGCAGTCAGCGTTAGTGTGCCGGGCGTTATTGGCGGCCTGATGGGCCTTGCTACTGGCATCCCTGGTGCTAGCGCGATTGGCAGCATGATTGGCAACGAAATCGGCAAAGAGTTGGGCCTGGATCCCACGGTAATGAGTTATGAGCCTGGGGTCTTCAATGCGCCGGAGCCCACGCCGGCATATGGTGCGGCAGGCTACGGCATGGATTATGGGCGCGGCTATGCCCATGGCGGGCTGGCCAAGTTGCATGCCAAATACGCTGGCGGAGGTTCAGTTTCCGCCTATGATCCGCGGGCGGTAGACCAGCTCGCAAAACAAATTGAGGCACAATATGTCTGAAACTCTCAATGATGACGACGATGATCGCGGCGAAACTGTAGAGTTTCTGGACGACAAAAACAGCGAAGTGAGGGACACTGAAGATGGCGGAGCAATCATTCGGCTTGAGAATGAAGAAGAAAATCAAAGCAACCTGGAACACTTTGCGAACATTGTGGAAGAGGTTGATCCGGCGCTTCTCAAAGAAGCGGTAAACGATCTTCTTGAAAAAATAGACCGCGACAAGGAGGCCCGCGAAAAGCGCGACAAGCTTTACGAGGAAGGCCTCCGTCGCACTGGCTTGGGCGATGACGCTCCTGGCGGCGCGCAGTTTACGGGTGCAAATAAGGTCGTTCACCCGATGTTGGTGGAAGCGTGCGTGGATTTCTCCGCGCGCTTCATGAAGGAAATTTTCCCGCCTAACGGCCCTGTTAAGAGTAAAATTTACGGCCAAAAAGACAAAGAGAAGGTGGATAAGGCCGAGCGCAAGGCCACCTTCATGAATTGGCAGACCACCGAGCAGATGCCGGAGTTCCGCTCCGAGTTGGAGCAGCTCAGCACGCAGTTGCCGCTGGGCGGCGGCCAATACATGAAGTTCATGTGGAACAATCAGCACCGGCGCCCCCAGGCCGAGTTTGTGCCAATTGACGACGTTTACCTGCCGTTTGCTGCCACCAACTTCTATTCGGCCGAGCGCAAGACGCACGTTCAGTACATCACCAAGATGGAATATGAGCGGCGCGTTCGTGCCGGAATGTATATTGATGTGGATCTTGGCTACCCGGATGATCCGGAGTTCTCCAAGGCCAGCATTGCCAATGACAAGATCGAGGGCCGCAAGTCCACCAGCTACAACGAGGACGGGCTGCGGACGATCTTTGAAATCTACACGTTTCTTGATTTTGATGAGGGTGTCAGCCCCTACATCCTGAGTGTGGACAAATCCACCGGCAAGGCGCTGGCGCTGTATCGCAACTGGGAGCAGGACGACCCCAACCACAAGGAGTTGGATTGGATCGTTGAGTTCCCGTTTGTGCCCTGGCGCGGTGCTTATCCAATTGGCCTGACGCACATGATTGGCGGCCTTTCTGGGGCCGCTACGGGCGCGCTGAGGGCTTTGCTGGACAGTGCCCACATCCAAAACATCCCCACCCTGCTGAAGCTCAAGGGCGGCCCTGGCGGCCAGACCATCAACCTCCAGCCGACTGAAGTGGTTGAGATGGAGGGCGGCGCACTGATTGATGACGTGCGTAAGCTCGCCATGCCCATGCCGTTCAATCCGCCGAGCCCCACGCTGTTCCAGTTGCTGGGCTTCCTGGTGGACGCCGGCAAGGGTGTTGTGCAGACCAGCTTTGAGAAGCTGAGCGACCAGAACCCCAATCAGCCTGTTGGCACGACAATGGCGCTGATTGAGCAGGGGATGGTGGTGTTCTCCAGCATCCACTCGCGCCTGCACAACTCAATGGCGCGGTGCTTCAAGATCCTGCACCGCATCAACAGCGCCTATCTGACTGAGGAGGATATTGAGGCGCAGGATGCTGGCATTGAAATTGAGCCGGCAGACTTTGATGGGCCGCTTGATGTTGTGCCCGTTAGCGACCCGGCGATCTTCTCTGAAACGCAGCGCTTCGCCCAGGTGCAGGCGATCATGCAGCGTGCTGGCGCCCTGCCGCAGATGTACGACATGCGGAAGGTGGAGGAGATGTTCCTCCGCACCCTCAAGGTGCCAGCAGATGAAGTGCTGCAACCGCTGCCGGCAACCGAGAACATGGATCCGGTCAGCGAGAATGTCGCGGCCACCATGGGGCGGCCGATTTATGTCATGCCGCAGCAGGATCACATGGCGCATATCATGACGCACATGGCGTTCCTGAAATCCCCGCTGTTTGGCAGCAACCCGGTGATCGTGAAGACGTTTCTCTACCCCATGGCCACCCACCTGCGCGACCATCTGCTGAACTACTATCTGGTGGAGGCGCACAATGCTGTGGACGAAGCCAGCAAGCAGGGCCTTATCCCTGACGAGGCCACTGAGCAGACCAAGGTGATTATACAAGTCCAGCAGTTTATTGAGCAGCAGCTTGGCGCCTTTGGCCAGGAGTTGGCGCAGATTGATCAGGCCGCTCAGCAGTTCCGGCCGCAACCGCCGATGCCGCCCGATAGCAGCATGCAGGTCGCGCAACTCAATGCCCAAATCCAAGGGCAGGCGCTGCAGCAGCGCGCCCAGGTTGATCAGGCGCGGATCCAATTGGATCAGCAGAAGTTGCAAATCCAGCAGCAGAATGATGCGGCCAAGCTTACGGATCAGCAGCAGGCGCGTGCCGAGAAGTTGCAAGCTGAGCAGTTCCGGCAGATGGCCGAAAGCCAGCGCACTGCGGCTGAAATGGCTGGGCGCGAGCGTATGAACACGGCGGACAATGACACCGCCAAGTTGCTTGCGGCGGCCGAGATGGCCACCGGCGAGAAGGTGGCGGTAAGCACCGGCACCGGGATTAACCCAGGAACGCGATAAGGAAATCACCATGGCCGATAAGCCGAAAGAGGGCACTGTTTCTATGAACAGCGCCTATGTGAAGCAGAAGCACCGCTTGGCTGCGGGCGAGAAGGTGGACGGTCAGTCTCTGCCGCCAGAGCCCAAGACGGAAAAAAATCAGGCGTGAATTTTGAAACCAAACTCTTAAACCGCCTCAAGGCAGAGCAGCAGCAATTTGCGGCAGACGCCTTGAAGCGGCCCCAACAGCGCGATGCTTTTGAGTACGGGTATCGTGTCGGTGTGGTTGCCGGATATGAGGCAGCCATTGAAGTACTCTTAAAAATCCTTGATGAGGAGAAGAATGTTGACAACGACTTATGAGAACGCTTTGGGAGAGGCTTTCCCGGCAGTTAGCGCCGGCGTGCTGCCTTTCGGAAGCCGCGTTCTGGTCCAGATCCGTACAGCAAAGAGCAAGACCGCTGGCGGCATTATTCTACCAAATGACACCAAAGACACTGAAAAGTGGAACACCCAGGTTGCCAAGGTGATCTCCCTTGGCCCGCTGGCGTTCAAAAACCGCGACACGCAGCAGACATGGCCGGAAGGTGAGTGGTGCCAGCCCGGTGATTTCGTGCGCGTGCCGAAATACGGCGGTGACCGCTGGGAAGTGTCGATTGACCGCGACACCAGCGCCATGTTCGTGATTTTCAACGACCTGGACATCATTGGCAAAATTGAGGGCGACCCTCTGGCTATCAAAGCATTCATCTGAAAGGAGATGAAGTATGAATTTTGGTGAAGCAATTGCCGCTTTAAAAGCAGGCAAAAAAGTAGCCCGAGAAGGGTGGAATGGTAAGGGAATGTTTATCCTACAAGCCGGTGGTTATAGTGTGCATAAAGACAATTTACGCTCTGACGCGCCAATCACTAAAGCATTCCTTGAAAGTCGCGGTCTTGATGAACTGATTATTGAGCCGCATTTTGATATGTGGACCGCACAAAATCGGTATCAAACGGGTTGGTTGGCAAGCCAATCAGATATGCAAGCAACCGATTGGGTGGAGGTTTGACAATGTCTGACGTATTGAAGGAAGACGACGACAGCAAAGAAGAGATTGTCATTGTTGAGGATAAGGCAGACCTCACTGAAAATGACGATGACGGCCAGGACGAGCGATCTGCAAGGCGGAACGACGACGAGGCCGGCGACGAGCGGCTAAGCATTCAGGAGCGGCGCCGCCAAGAAAAGATGATGCGGAAGCAGCGCCGTGACGACGCGCGCAACCGCGATCAGGTTGAGTTGGACTTCCTACGGAAGCGAAACGACGACCTTGAGCGCCGCATGCTGGCGCAGGAGCAGCGGGCCCACAGTCTGGACCTGAGCGCTTTTGATGGGGCGATTGCCAAGGCTGCCCAAGAAGCCGAAATGGCCGATAGGGTGATTGCCAAGGCGGTGGCTGCCGGCAATGGTGAGGATGTCACCCAGGCCATGCGCTACCGGGATCAGGCCATTGCCCGGATCCAACAGCTCAACTTCCAAAAGCAGCAGGCTTCCCAGCAAAAGCCGCAGCCCCAGCAAATTGACGACATGACGATGCGTCATGCTCAGGAGTTCATCAAGGAGAACCCCTGGTATGATGCCCAAGGCCGTGACGAGGACTCAGCTATTGTCATTGCGATTGACCAATCATTAGCCAAGGAGGGGTTCAATCCCCAAAGTGCCGATTATTGGGACGAATTGCGCCGCCGGGCGTCTAAGAGGCTGCCAGAGCGGTTTGACGGGGATGCGCCCAAACGGTCATCTGAGCGGCCTGAAAGCCGCCGAGAGCCTCGGGGAGGCCCTGCTGTGGGGTCTGGCCGGGAGTATGCGCCGACCAGCACCCGGAAGGAGATTTACATCTCTCCGGAGCGGAAACAGGCCCTAATTGAGGCGGGTGTGTGGGACGATCCGGTCCTGCGGAACCGCTATGTGGCCCGGTATGCCGAGTATGACCGGCAGAACCGTTCTTAATTCTTGCATCTCTGTGGGTTATCTCACATAATTAACGCATTCGCTGAAAGGAGCGAATTATGTCTGACGAACGCTTTAGGAAATCTGCTGGTGAGGGCCGCGAAACCAGGGCGATGAAAGATCGCGCTGTGACCCAAAATCGCGAAATCTCGGATGACGAGCGGGTTGCGATGTTCCGTCAACAGTTTTTTCAGTCCTCTCTACCGGACTTGCCTTCGATCCCTGGCTGGCACACTTGCTGGCTTACGACCACCAATCCGCGTGATTCAATTCAGATGCGTATCCGCCTGGGCTATGAACCAGTTAAGCCGGAAGATGTTCCCGGCTGGGAATATGCAACGCTGAAGACCGGCGATTGGGCTGGGCTTATTGGCGTGAATGAGATGCTGGCTTTCAAGCTGCCAATTTCTCTTTATGAGAAGTACATGCAGGAAGCCCATCATGATGCGCCGCTGCGTGAAGAGGAAAAGTTGACCGATACGGCCGACTTCCTTGAGCAGCAGGCCCGAGCGTCTAAGTCTAAGTTGCAGATGGGCGAAGGCAATTTGGAGATTGGGCAACGGCGGGAGGCTCTTTTTGACCTCTCGTAAACCCCTCACCGATTAGGAGCTTTGCTATGTCTTCGACTAGCGCGCCTTTCGGCTTCCGGCCTTCGTACCACAACAGTGGGCAGATGCGCCCGAAAGCCTATACGATTGCTTCGACCTACGCGGCGAACATCTTCTCCGGCGACCCGGTGAAGCTGACTGACAACGGCGTAATCCAACTTGGCTCCAGCGATGGCACCCGCACGGGCACCACCGATGGCGTGTCTCTGTTGGGCATCTTCGCCGGCTGTCAGTACCTTGACGCGACTGGCAAGCCCACCATCAGCCCCTTCTGGCCGTCTGGCACCACCGGCACCGAAATCGTTGCCTGGGTGTATGACGACCCGGAAACGCTGTTTGATGTCCAGTACAACAACCCCTCGCCGGGCACGACGGTGCAGACCGCTGTCGGCGAAGAGTGCGATTGGACTGTCGCGTCGCCGGGTGGCTCTACCCAGACGGGTCTGAGCAACACCTACCTCACCGCTATTCAGGCCACCTCTGGTCAGTTCCAGATCACGGGCTTCGCCTATAGCATTTTCGATTCCATCACTGACGCTTATGTGCAAGTGACTGTTCGTATCAACGAGCATCACTACAAAGCGCCGGTCAACTCGGTCTGATAGGAGGGTTTGATCTATGGCTACTCCGATGCGTAGTACCGACTTTCGGTCGGTAGTTGAACCCATCCTGAACGAAGTCTTTGACGGCGTTTATGATCAGCGTGCTGACGAATGGAAGATGGTCTTCCGTGAGCAGAAGGGCATTCCGCGCAACTACCATGAAGAGCCTGTGCTCTATGGCTTTGGCGCGGCTCCTGAGCTGCCTGACGGCATGGCCGTGTCTTACCAGTCCGGTGGCGTGCTGTTCCTGCAGCGTTACCTCTACAAGGTCTATGGTCTGGCCTTCAGCCTGACCAAGGTGCTTGTGGAAGACGGCGATCACATTCGTATTGGCCAGACCTACGCGAAGCACCTCGCGCAGTCTCTGATCGAAACGAAGGAGACGCTGGGTGCCAACATTCTGAACCGCGCCTTCAACGCAGCCTATCCGGGCGGCGACGGTGTTGCGCTCGTTGCGACGAACCATCCGATCGTGAATGGTACGTTCAGCAACCAGCTGACCACCGCGGCGGCGCTGTCGCAGACCTCTCTTGAGCAGCTCCTCATTCAGATCCGCAATGCTGTTGACAACAACGGCAAGCGCATCCGTCTGACGCCCAAGAAGATCGTGACTGGCCCGAGCAACGTCTTCCAGGCGGAAGTGTTGCTCAAGTCGGTTCTGCGGACTGGCACGGCTGACAACGACATCAACCCGGTGAAGTCGATGGGCTTGCTGGCCGAAGGCCAAGCGAACCTTTCTCGTATCACCTCCACCACCGCTTGGTGGATCCAGACTGACGCCCCAGAAGGGCTGAAGCTGATGATGCGTCGTGGCCTTGAGAAGTCCATGGAAGGCGACTTTGAAACCGACAGCATGCGCTACAAAGCCACCGAGCGTTATACGTTTGGTTGGACTGATCCGCGCGGCGTGTATGGCACGGCTGGCGTGTAATCCCTTACGGGGAACTAGCCCAGAATGGGGAAGGGGGCTGTTGCCCCCTTTTCTTTGTCTGTGCTATGGCTTTAACAACATCAAAGGATGCTGTTTATGCCATATAAAATAGATGTCATGGGGATTTACAAGATTGTAAATAAAGCAACCGGCCAATGTTATGTTGGCCAATCTCAAAAAGTAAAAAAGCGTTTGAGAGAACATTTCAGGCTTTTGCGATGGAACAAGCATACTAATCAAAAACTTCAAAATGCTTATAACAAATATGGCGCTGAAAATTTTTATGGTTCAATAGAAATTGAATGCCAAAATGTTGAGGACTTAGATGGCCTTGAAAATGCATTTTTAACTGGTAATGCATGGTTTGAAGAAAAAACAGTTTACAATATTGCTGATTTTGCGAAGGCCCCTATGAGGGGGAAAAACCACAGCGAAGAAGTAAAGGAGCGCATACGGCTTGGCCGTAGGGCGTCAACTTTTGATTACAAAAGCGAAGAATACAGAAAAACTCTTTCTGATGCACAAATGGCACGCAATCACTCGGACCCAAAATTTATTGCTAAGATAAAGTTTATCGTGGAAAACTCTGGCCTAACCTATGCGGAACGGGCAAAACGTTTAGGTGCTGATACTAGTGCTGTCCGACGGCTTGCTCTTAAATATCAACATCTGAAAGGAGTTCTGTGATGGCTCAAACTCGTTTTACTGGCCCTGTTAAATCAGACAACGGTTTCCTCGGTGACATCACCGGAAACATTACCGGCAATGTGACGGGCGACATTTTCGCGACCAATCAGGCTTTGTCTGGCGCGGGCGCGGTCAATATCACCGACATGCTCACCTCGCTGACCACCACGGGTGCGGCCCAGGCTTTGACGCTGGCCAATGGCACTACTGGTCAGATCAAGATCATCAGCCATGTGGTTGACGGCGGTTCTGCCGTTCTCACGCCGACCACGAAGATTGGTTTCACGACCATCACCTTCACCAATGTGGGTGATAGCGCGACCCTCGTTTACACGGCTGCCGGCTGGGCGATTATTGGTATCAGCGGCGCGGTTGCGGCCTAATAGGAGGTCGCAATGGCTGATACAGTCTCCTCACAGACGATCCTTGATGGTGAACGGCTGTTCATAGGCAAGTTTACTTGCATTAGTGACGGCACCGGGGAAACTGCTGTTGTAAAAATTGACGTATCAACGCTGAACCCAAATTCTTTTGGTTTTGCCTGTAATGGGATCAAGATCAATAAAATTTGGGGCGCCAATCATGGCCTCAACATTCGCATTTTGTTTGATGCGACTGCTGATACATTTGCGTGGATGATCCCTCAAAACAGCAATTACCTCATGGATTTCTCTTCGTTTGGCGGCATCCCTAGTAATGCGGGCGCCGGCGTAACGGGGGACGTTCTTTTCACCACAACTGATGCCACTGCTGGCGACAGTTATACTGTCGTCATTGAGGGCATTAAAACCTACGCCACCTCTTAACGGGGGTGGCGTATGGAACTGATGCTGTGGAATACGGTCCTGTCTTTGGTGATCGGCATTGTCAGTTGGGTGCTGCGGGATAAGGCGGCTGAATTAGCGCGCGTGACGATCCTGCTGAACAAGACCCGTGAAGAGATTGCCAAGGAATATGTGACCAAGGTTGAGGTTCATGCCGATATCAATCGCGTCATGAACCGCCTTGAAGTGCTAGACGCAAAGCTTGATCGGCTGATCGAGAGCAACCGAGTGAGAGGGATTTAACATGGGCAAGACGCTCAAATACGTTTCTGAGTTCACCTTCCCCTCTGACAAGGGGTATTCTGGATCTGCCGGCCAGCAGATGGTCAAAGGCTATGCCCGTGGCGGATCCTGTGGGCCGATGAAAAAGGCCGGTGGTGGGGCTGTGGATGATCCGCGCCGCCCTATGATTGACCGGACTATTCCCGAGCTTATTGACGCCATCAACCGTGAGCGGGAAATGGCTGACCAGATGGCGGCCGAGCGGGCTATGCAGATTATGCGGCCTTCCCGCCGTATCTCTCAGGGCCTTCGCTCTCCCCGCGCTGAAATGGCTCGTGAGCGGGCTATTATGGGCGAGGATGCGGGCTACGCAAAAGGCGGTATGGCGATGCGTAAGCAGTACCCGACCAACAACGGCAAGCCTATGATCAGCGGCCCCAAGGCTGCGCCGGCGCCCAAGGCGGACATGCTCTACAGCAAGAAGGAGAACAGCGCGAAGAACCTTCTGGCTGACGGCAAGGCCCCTAACCTGCCCAGCGCCAAGGGCGGCGTGAACATGGCCAAGGGTGGATCTGCCAAGGTCGGCAAGGTCATGCGTGAGTTTAAGGCGGGCGAGTTGCACTCTGGCAGCAAGTCTGGCCCGGTGGTCAAAAGCCGCAAGCAGGCCATTGCAATCGGCCTGTCTGAGGCTCGCAAGGGTAAGAAGTAAATCTTGGCATTTGGTTTGCGGTGAATTATACTTTGCCGCAAACCTTTATGGGCAAGCTGAACCAGCGGCCAACGCTTTCATAGCGGAGAACGCATGGCCTACTCGGGTAGCATAAGCGGCACGACCTTTAACGCCTTGAAGGTGGTTGATCACGCCTTCCGGCGCTGTCGTTTGCCGGCCCAGGCAATCACGGCCGAAATGCAGTCCTACGCGCTGGACAGCCTCTATCTGATGCTTTCCGAGCTGGCGAACATCAAGACGCCCAGCTGGTGCATTGAGAAGCTGATCCTGCCGATGTACGAGAACCAGCCGATTGTCACGCTGCCGGCTGGCACGGTTGAGGTGCTGAACCTCAACTACCGGACCCTGCAATTGCTCTCGGGCACGACCACAACGACTTCCACCAGCTACACGGTGAATTTCACCGATGACACGGTGGTGAATACTGTGGGCGTGGAATGGAGCGGCGTTGCCCCGACATTGACCTTCCAGGTCAGCAATGACGGCGTTACCTGGACGACTGTTGGCACCCAGACGACTGCTGCGGTTGCTGGGGATATTACCTGGACGGATATCGCGGTTGGCCTGCCCTACCAGTATTTCCGGATCACGGCGCCGACCACCAT